AAGCCTCATGATTCATTACAAGGGTTACAAGATTTGGTGGCTTACTGTGCTAGGGTATCAAATCCTGCAAATCAAAATAATACGGATACAAATGAGAAGTTGATTCGTTATCTCATTAAACACCAACATTGGTCACCATTAGAAATGGTTAGCCTTTGTTTAGAAATAAACACCACAAGGGATATTGCTAGACAAATATTAAGACACCGTTCCTTTTCATTTCAAGAATTCTCACAAAGATACGCCGTTGCAGACTTAGGCTTTGAATTTAAAGAAGCTAGACTACAAGACGATAAAAATAGACAAAATAGTATTGAAACGGAAGATGTTGGTTTACAACTGAATTGGGAAACACAACAAGATTATGTTATTGCTGCAGCACAAAAAGCATATCGTTGGGCTATTGAACATGGTATTGCTAAAGAGCAAGCGAGAGCAGTTTTACCAGAAGGAAATACACTATCAAGACTGTATATGCACGGAACATTACGGTCATGGGTTCACTATATACAACTACGGAGCGCTAATGGGACACAAAAAGAACACCGAGAAATAGCATTAGCTTGTGCTGATGAAATTGCAAAAGTATTCCCAATGATTAAAGAATTTGTAACAGAATAATAATAAGAAAGTGTAAAGAATGACTGAATATCTAGGTATTAAAATAGATTTAGAAAGAGATAAATTATTTGATGAACTCGGCATCAAAAGATTAAAAGAAAGTTACATGAAGGAAGATGAAGAAAGTCCACAACACAGATTCGCATTTGTATCAAAATCGTTCAGTTCGAATACTGAGCATGCCCAAAGACTCTACGATTATTCTAGTAAGCATTGGCTTTCTTATTCTACTCCCATTCTTAGTTTTGGGCGTTCTAAGCGTGGCATGCCTATATCATGCTTTCTCAACTACATTGAAGATACTGCGGAGGGACTAGTTGATAATCTATCAGAAACTAATTGGCTTTCTATGCTTGGCGGCGGTGTGGGTATCGGTTTTGGTATTCGTTCAGCAGACGATAAATCTACTGGTGTCATGCCTCACCTCAAAATCTACGATGCTAGTTCTCTCGCATATCGGCAAGGTCGCACTCGCAGGGGCTCTTATGCTGCTTATCTCTCTATTGACCATCCGGATATCATACCCTTCTTAGAGATGCGTAAACCAACAGGTGACCCCAATGTTCGTTGCCTGAATCTACACCATGGTATCAATATCACCGATGCTTTTATGGAAATTATTGAAAAGTGTATGTTGGACCCTGAAGCATCTGATGCTTGGGAATTAAAAGACCCACATTCAGGTGAAGTAAGAGAAGTTGTATCGGCTAAACATTTATGGCAACAGATATTAGAACTCCGTATGCACACAGGTGAACCATACATTCACTATATTGATACAAGTAATCGTGAATTGCCACAATGGTTAAAAGACAAAGGTTTAAAGATTCATCAATCAAATCTTTGTTCTGAAATCATTCTACCAACGAATGAAGAAAGAACTGCTGTATGTTGTTTATCTTCATTAAACCTTGAAACTTATGATGAGTGGAAAAATGAACCCCTTTTTCTTAAAGATGTTGCTGAAATGCTTGATAATGTTCTCCAGTATTTTATTGATAATGCTCCTGATGCTATTGCAAGGGCTAAATTTAGTGCGAGCCGTGAGCGTAGCATTGGTATTGGCGCCCTTGGCTTTCATGCTTACCTCCAAAGGAATGGTATTGCTTTCGAAGGTGTCATGGCCAAAGTAGCAAATAATAGAATGTTCTCTACTATCAAAAAAGGATTAGATAATGCGAATTTGGAATTGGGTAAAGAAAGAGGTGAAGCTCCTGATGCGACTGGCACTGGCCGTAGATTTTCTCATGTTATGGCTATTGCTCCTAATGCCTCTTCTTCCATTATCATGGGTAATACTAGTCCTTCTGTGGAACCTTATCGTGCTAACGCTTATCGTCAAGATACTTTATCAGGATCATATCTAAACAAGAACAAATGGTTGGATGCAATATTGAAAGAGAAGATAACAGATGAACAAGAATACGCTGATGTTTGGTCTAGTATTATTGCTAATGATGGTTCTTGTCAACATCTTGATATCCTTTCCGATGCTGAGCGAGATGTATTTAAAACGTCCATGGAAATTGACCAAAGATGGGTTATTGAATTGGCTGCTGACCGTCAAGCATACATTGACCAAGCTCAATCACTAAACCTATTCTTTAGACCAGATGCACACATTAAGTATATTCATGCTATTCATTTTATGGCATGGAAAAAAGGATTAAAGACTTTATATTATTGCCGTTCTGAAAAGATTGGTAAGGCGGATAAAGTTGCTAAGAAGATTGAAAGAGAAGTTATCAAAGAGCTTGATATGACACAGATTGCTCAAGGTAACGATTGTATTGCTTGCGAAGGATAATAATGATTAAAAAATCAGAAACAAGAGTAACAGACGAAAGAACCTCATTTAAACCATTCAACTATCCATGGGCTTACGATGCTTGGCTTAAACACGAACAATCGCATTGGATGCATACTGAAGTCCCTATGCTCGAAGATGTTAAAGATTGGAAAAAGAAACTTACAAAAGAAGAAAAACAATTTCTCACGCACATTTTCAGATTCTTCACCCAAGGAGATATTGATGTTGCTGGTGGTTATGTTAATAATTATTTGCCTTATTTCCCTCAACCCGAAATACGCATGATGTTGCTGGGCTTTGCCGCTCGTGAAGCACTTCATGTGGCAGCATACTCACATTTGATTGAAACATTGGGTTTACCTGAAACAACATACAATGAATTCTTAGAATATCAGGCCATGAAAGAGAAACATGAGTATGTTATGGATATCTCTAGTAAGAATACAACAAAAGAAAACACAGCAACACATATTGCTACATTCTCTGCTTTTACAGAAGGTATGCAATTGTTTAGTTCATTCATTATGTTATTGAACTTCCCTCGCCACGGTAAAATGAAAGGTATGGGACAAATCATTACATGGTCTATCGTAGATGAAACACAGCATTGTGAATCTATGATTAAACTATTCAGAACATATATAAATGAAAATAACGAAATCTGGAATGACGAACTCAAATCCAAATTATACGTTGTTGCTGAAAAGATGGTTGAATTAGAGGATAAGTTTATTGACTTGGCATTTGAAATGGGTGCCATGGAAGACTTATCATCAGAAGATGTTAAGAAGTATATTCGTTATATTGCAGACCGCAGATTAATCTCATTGGGATTAAAGGGTGTGTTCAAAGTGAAAAAGAATCCTTTGCCATGGGTTGAGGAAATGATTAACGCTCCAACACATACTAATTTCTTTGAGAATAGAGCAACCGATTATGCTAAAGGTGCTCTGTCAGGAAATTGGGGTGATGTTTGGGCTCATTAAGGAAGTATAATGACAAACAAACAAGTATCTGGTGAATGTAGTAATTGCGAATCTTCTTTTGAAGTTGGTTATGTTGAAGAATTAGTATCTCAAGAATATCCTGAACATTGTCCATTCTGTGGCGAAGTCATCGATGAAATCCAAGAAGAATATATAGAGGATGATGAAGATGAATTGGATACTGGAGAATGGGACTAAACTGGATTTATAATAAGCAAGATTTTACGGAAGACTTGATTGGTGATAATTACGGGTTCGTGTATCAGATAACTAATCTGACGAATGGTAAAAAATACATAGGTAAGAAATTTTTTTATTCTACCAAAACCAAACAAGTCAAAGGTAAAAAGAAACGGTACAAAGCATTTTCAGACTGGCAAACTTACTACGGAAGTAGTGACTTATTGAAGCAAGATGTGATACAATATGGAAAGGATTCTTTCCTTAGAGTAATATTACATCTTTGCCGATCCAAAGGTGAATGTGGTTATCTCGAAGCGAAAGAGCAGTTTATTAATAATGTATTAGAGAGTGACGAATATTACAATACATGGATTATGTGTCGTATAAGAAAATCACACATTAAGGATTACAATGCTAGATTACATCAAGCCTCTAAAGGATGAGAAATTTGATTTCTTATCTTTCTTAGAAGGAACAAAAAAAGATTCAATTGAAATCATGGGAACCGAATATGCCAATCCAGGCGAACCTTTGGATGTTGGTATAATGGGTGAATCTTTCCATGTCATTTTATTTCGAGACCATAAAGACGATCCAGAACAATATAGTGATGCTGAACACTTTGATGCTGTTCTAGTTGACCCATTGGAGTATATCTCTGGATTAATACCACAAGGTTGGTACGGTATAATTGCCCGTAAGACCACCACTTCCAAACCACTACTGGACAGGCTGCTTGCCAATCTCGCCAAAAAAGAGTAGAATATAGTATTATTGAAACTTTTGAAAGTTTGTTATGATTCTCGTTGATTTAAATCAGGTATTATTATCTGGCCTGATGGCTCAGATTTCAGGTAAAAAAGGTGTTAAACTAGATGAAGATTTAGTTCGACATATGATTCTCAATATCTTGCGTATGCATGTCCGTAACTTCCGTAATGAATATGGTGAAGTTGTATTATGTTGTGATAATCGTAAGTATTGGCGTAAAGAGTTTTTCCCATTCTACAA